ATTTAGAAGCTTCTCTTTCTAATATAGCTTTTGAATAAGTCCTACCGTTTTGATTTTCCGCAACTGCTCTTTGCATAACACCCTCAACTTCGTATACTCCTGGTCTTTCTTTAGACTCTCTAAGTACCGATTTAAATGGGGTAACGTCTACTAATAGTTGTGCCATTCTTTTATAAGTCTTTTCTTAATTTAAACTCTCCTTTTTCGTTTATACCGAATATAGTTTCTTTAGGAGCTGTTTCTGCTTCTAGAGGTGCTTCTTCTTGTCTTAAGTTATTAAACTTAGCAACTTTTACTTTAGGTATTTCTACACCTTTCATAAATCTATTACCTCCTAAGTGTCTTGAATCTTTTACAAAAGCGCTTTCTATAGCAGGTGCTAAAAACCCTCCTACTTTAAATCCTTCTTCATTTTGTATTTCTCCTACTTTTTTAAATACTCCTTCTAATCTATCTTTTTGTTTAGCATAATAACTTTCTATATCAGTTACTATATTTTGAAGATCATTTAATACGACTGTCATACCTTTATAGTCTCCATAAGTATCTGCCATAGCAGCTAAATGATTAGTAGCAGCTTCATTTAAAGTATCTTTAAGTAAGCTTTTTTTAACAATTCTCTTAATAGCTTCTTTTAACTGCTTGTCTTGATTTTCGTCTTTCCCCATTGCTTTTTTTATAGCTTTATCTTTAGCATGCTTATAATCATCTCCATCGATATCTCCATCTTTATCATGATCTGTACCTTTCTTTTCGACTACTTCTTTATTTATCGGTTCACCATGTTTAGCCATTGCTGCTTTAAAATCTCCTTTATATAGCTGATCTACTATTTTACGTCCTAACATTTCTAATTGATCTGGGGTTAGAGTGTGCTCTTTACCAAATCCTGATAAATAGTTATGTCCTATTACGGCGTAGTTAGCTGGGTCTATTACATCTTCGATTCCTTCATTATAATCGTAGTTATTGGCTTCAAATTGCTTGATAGCGTCTTCCCACTCGTCCATATATGCAGCATCGAATACATTAGCTTCTCCAGTTTTATCTTGTAATTCTTTTTCGTCTCCTTTAAATTGATCACTAGACATATAGTCATCTAGTATATCGTCATATTTCTTATTAAAGAGTAAACTAAAGAACATATGTTCGTGTTCATCTACCATATGACCTTGTTCTTCTTCTTTTATTTTAGTATATTTACTATCGTGATCTACTTTTTCTCTTCCTAATCTATCGATATTCATTACTTCATCTGGTTCTTCATCTATTACGGCTTTCATAGCTTCTACCTTACCGGCAGTTTCAGCAGCTTCTTCTCTTTCCATCTCTCTTAATCTATCTGATGCAGCTTGCAATCTGCCTAGATCTACTCCTAGTTTTTCTGCTAGATCACTCATCTTTCCTTCTTTAAGCATTTTTTTAGCTTCTCTTAAATCAGCTTTTTTAAGGCCGTTAAATACATCCGGTTTGTCTGATACTGGTCTCATTTGATCGTTTTTATCAACGTGCTTATCGTTTCCAGCAACTATGTTTAAATAGTGCATAGGGTCCTTATCTAAATTTGCTTTAGCTTTATTTAAAGCATCGTTGTACTGTTCCATATTAATGTTAGCACCTGCGTGATATTCTATCTTAGCTTCTGCAAACTCATGTCTAATACCTCTGTCTAATGCTTCTAAACTGTACGGCAATTTCATTGAATCAATCTTCTCTTCAACTACTACAGGTTTTATCTCTTCAAAAAGAAGTCCTCTATTCTTAAGAATTTGTACTGTGTCTTTGAATCCGTTCCACTGAGTGATATGCTCAGGGTAACCAAGTCTCATTTGTCTTACAAATTCTGATTTAGCCATTTTTCCTTCGTTAACGGCTCTGTACTTTTCTGTTACTGTGTATGTTCTCATTTTTTATAAATAATCAAATCCTTTAGTATGTGACGGTCGTTTAGGACGACTAACCTGCTTGTAACCTTGCTTCTTGAGCGTTTGTATTGCTCGAGTAGCCTTTCCGTATGCTGCTGGTGTAGCGTACTGTGCTCCATCACCAGGTGTAAATGATGCTCCGCCACTGTTAGTAACGTTAGCTTCGTCTAATTCTTGTTGTACTTCTCGTACTAACTGGATTAGTTCCGACCTAGTCATAAGCTTTTCAGCTCGTTTACCAGATCGTAATATTGCATTAGATTAACTAAATGAGTATCTGCAACCTTATCAGTACTTTTTAATGGTTTGATAGATTTAGATATTTCATGTAATTTAATCTTTAATATATCATCAGTCACTTTTTTACTTAAGCCTGTTACAGCTTCAGAAATTTTAGTAAATTCTTTATTAACTAGGTTAAAAAGTTTTTTACTTGAGTTAACAGATGTTATAAATTCTTTTAAAATATTCTTCTGTTCAGGAAGAAGATCTTTATATTTGCTATTAAACTTTTCTAATAAGATTTTAAAGGTTAAAAGCTTTAAATCTTTATCGTACTTAGAGTATTGCTCTATTAAAGAGTCTTTAACATCATCTGCGTTTTGTTTCTTAGATGTTAAATGTTCTAATAAAGTAGTTTTATTATTAATTAAAAAGCTAGGGTCAACTATATTAGAATTATTTTGTGCTTCTAATAAACAGTATAAAGACGCTAATGCTTTATAATCTCTTACATCGATAGAAAAAAATTCATCGATATTATACTTTTCTTTTATTTCTGATATCAAAGCATACTTTTGTTCTTTAAGTAATTTTTGATTAAATTTTCTAGATACCTCAGTAATCGTAGAAATGATTGTTTCTGCTTTTGCTTGAGATACTGAGTTATTTTTAACTACAAATTCATATAGCTTATACTCTTTAGCTAAAGTAGTTTTACCGCTGTAATACTTTTTTAAGATCTGTATAGCCTCTGATTCTCTATTTTTGAGTACATCAGCAGCGATTTGCTTTATCAGCAATTCATATATAAGACCAGTATTGCGATACTTTGAATGTTTTATCCTCATTGTATACGTTTACTATATATAAATATGTATTAATTCTCTAAATCTTTAATATTGTCTTCACTTAGCAACTTAGATTCCTTAGTTGCTTGTTTTTTAAAAACTATATTTTTAAGATCTTGTTTATTTCTATGATAAACAGCCTGTGTAGATAAGTTTTCAGCTACATTGTCATTATCTGACGGGTAGCCTCCTTTCATGCCGTGTACACCTAAAGGATCACGTCCTCCTAAAGCATCATTAGTACCGTAAACAGAAGCTTTTTCTGTAGGTCTACCACCTTCAGGTCCTGGTTCTCCCCATTCTGGTTCACTAGGTGTTTCTGAATAACCGGTTGGTACATCATCAGGTCCACCGCCTTTTGGTGTAGAAGTAGCTCTTCTACCGTACATAGAAGCTAAGTCATGTGGAGTACCGTATGTAGTTCCTGACTTAGCAGGATCGTTGCCTTCACCTTCTATTTGAGCTATTCTAAATGCTCTTTTAGAATCTTCTCTGACGAGCTCTCTCATTTCCATATATTGATCTTCAGATAAATTAAATATAGATTCATAAATATAGTCTGAAGAGAATAATTTGCTATCTTTCATTTGAGCAGCTAAATCTACTTTTTCTTTAAGTAATGCTACTTTTTCTTGTTCAAATATAATAGACGGAGTAGTAAGCTTAATTTCAAAATTAGTTAAACTTTCTCCTGAGAATCCTTGAGAGTATAAGTGTACCAGAGCTATCTTAGTTAGTTCTGATTCCATTATTTTTTGCACTCTTTCTACTGTTCTAGCAAATCTTATATCTTCTGCTGCTAATGTAGCTTTACCGCTTAAATCTCCTTCATACCCAAAATAAGCTTTAGGTATCTTAAGAGCAGCAAACATTTTATTAAGTAGGTAATTAACGTCGGTGGTACCGTCGTATTCTAAACCTTTAGTAGTTTCAATTCTAGTAGAAGTATCTCCTCCTCTTACAGGTAGGTAGAAATCTTCCATCATATTTTGCATATTAAACTTAAGGTTGTATTGACCATCTTCTCCTACATAAGGAGTCTTTTTCATAGAGTTAATAGTCTTTTGCATAAACTGCTCTACTTCATTTGGTGGAACGTTACCTACATTTATATAGAACATTCTCTTTTCTGGTGCTCTCATTATACGGTGAATTAACATCGCATCCTCCATTAAAGTAACTTGTTTATATATCTTTCTAGCTGGTTCTAAGTAAGACCTACCGTAAGGAAGGTAGGAAGTATCAGATATTAATCTAAAGTGAGCTATTTCGTAATTATCGAAATCTATTATCTTTTCATTTTTTTTACGTCTTCTTGGTAAATAGTTAGTACTCTGTGATGAGGCTAGTCCGTCTGGATCTAATTGAAAAAGCACTTTAGAAGGATTTTCTGGGTCTTCTCCTTCTCTTCTTATCATATGGTATACGGTGTAAGGTAGCACATTGTATACTCCAAACTTTTCAGAGATTTCTAATTTTAAGAAGAAGTCTCCATACTTAACCATATTCCTAGTCCAAGACCATAAGTTAAATTCTATATTTAGTACATCGTAAAATAAATTGTAAAGTACTCTTTGAATATTTTCATCTGAAGATTGTATTGCTAGGATTTCGTTTTGATCGTTTTTAACCGTTGCTTCGTCAGCTATTATATCTAAAGCAGAAGCTATAATTGGATCAGTGTCCATTACTTCATAGTCCGAATATAACTGTATCCTTAATGTCTGATAGTTAATATTAGGATTATATATATTCTTATTATTGTAGATATAGAGTCTACTAAACCTATCTACTAAAGAATTCGTTTGATATTTACCGGTATTCTGTATTTTGTTAACATCAGCAATTTTAAGTTCTTTTCCTCCGACGTTTCTAATTACTACATCGTTTGAAAAAAGTGTCTTAAGTCTGCCAAATAAGGATTTATCCGCCATTAAGGTAAGTTTTAATTATAAATAGTCTATTTTAATAACCAAGAGATATCTTCTTCGCCTCCTGGTGTATTAACAATATAAGGATTTTTTACTTGATTACCAACTGTTTTAATGACAGCTTGGTTCTTGGCATTAAGGTTGGTAAACGAAGATAATGAAGCTCTAGCTAGGTCCATACCTTGTTGTCTTAGTCTTAATGCAGTATCTCTTACATATAAAGCAGTTGCAAAAGAAATAATCAAATCATCATTATATCTATCTTGAGCTTGTGCTTTACCGTTTTTCCATATAAATACTCTCATCTCAGCCATTAGCCTTTTTGATTGTACATGCACAGAATGTTCTCTAATATACTCGATCGCTTTAGCGATTACTAATGGACGTGACTTAGCCGACATAGTAAAGCCGGGTACCAATTTATCACGTTCAAATTTGTTCATATAGGATTCTACTGTGTCTCTATTATTAGTAGGGCTATAGTATAAATTTCTATATTCCCTTTCCATTACCTGTTCTATTGTAGCCCATCCTATATTAGCATTTTCAACAACTAATAGTGCATCGTTATACTCAGCTGCTATTCCTACAAGTACATTTCCGAAATCTTTAGGAGATATCTTTCCTTTATACTCACCTACTTGTACACAGTTTTCTATATCAAATATATGAAATGCAGAATAATCCGTAGCATCTCCTCTAGCAACATCCGCTACAACCATATACGATTTGCTGTAGTCTACTCCTTCCCAAATCCATAAATTACCATCAACTCCTCTTTTCTCCATAGGGTCTTTTTGGTACGTTTCTTCGTAAAAACTTATATCTTCAGGTTCAAATACTGTGTCACCGGAGGATAAGAAATCGCAGTCACATTCTTGACCGGCCATTCTAGGGCCTAAGTCTCTGTCTTGCTGTTGACGCCAAGTTTCATTTCTTTCTGGATGCACCGTCCATGGTAATCTTATAGGTAAAAAGGAGTTTTCACCTGTTTCAGCCTTTTCCCATGTTAAATGAAACCAGTTACCTATTCCGTTAGGAGTAGACAGTGCCATACATTGTCCACCGGTAGCTAACGTTTGTTGTGCTGCAGTATATGTTTCATCTATATTGTCTATAAATGCTGCTTCATCAATTAATAGTAATGATACTGCCTCTGATCTTGCTGCATCAGCGTTAGAAGATTTGGCAGTGATTTTAGACCCATTTTTTAATCTTAAAGATAACTTATTCTTTTCTACAGCTCTTAACCTTAACCATTTAGGTAGCTGATCGTACATAAAAATAGTTTTAGTTACAAGATTTCTAGCTGTTGCTTGTGTAGTTGCTAGTGCTAGGACGTTTTTATCTTTATGAAAAAGCATTAACCATAAACTATAAGCAGCTGATAGAGTTGATATACCTAGCTGTCTGGACTTAAGTGTAATTATATACTGATTATCTCTAAATAAATGTAGTATTTTTTCTTGAAACGGGTAAAGGGCAAATAGTATTCTACCTCTAGTAGGATGTTGAATAAAGCAATACTTCTTCATAAAGTATGCCGGATCTTTGGCGCACTTGATGTACTCCTGTGCTATGATCTTTTTTATGTCTTGTGCCATAACTTATTTTTAAACTACTTAGATTCTTTTATATCTAAACCAATTTTATCACTGTCATGTCTTTTTGAATTCTTACTCTTCAATGGGGTATAAAATTGACCTCCTTCTATAACTTTTGAATTTTCTTCCAGTCCTGGGATAGTAATGTCGTATTTTACGTACTTTACAGCAACGTATTGATTAAACAGATCAGAAAAATTATAATCTTGATTAAGCTCTTTTATAATTTGCTTCTCTAGTAGGATTCTCTTTTGGTGTGCTATTTCATCATACCCTTCTTTATCGAGAGAAGGAAATGTAGTGAACTCTTCTAGGTACTCTTCTTTTTGTTGTTTAAGTGTATTAGAACCGAATTCATCTATAAGTTCAAAAGCTCCTGTAACGACAGTATTAGAATTAACTATAGTAATAATTTTTTGTAAATTAGTGTCAATTTTACCTCCTTTGCTTTTTACTAGTCTTTCTAAACTTTCTAGCTTAACGGTATTACCTGGACTTTTAGACGATTTTGCGCTTACCTGTATTTGGTCTTCTCCTTTATAAAGAATGTAATCTATTAGAGGGTAATTTCCTGCTTTAGGGAAAACTACTTCATCTGCTCCTATAGTTTCACCGTAATTATAAGCTCCTAAGACTTCACCAAGGTTTTTAAAAAATTCATTATAGAAATATTTGTTTTCGAAAGCACTTACTACCTCTTCATCAGTAGGTCTATTTTTCTTATTAGTTAAATACTTTATAACTTTTTTCTGTTCTTCACTAAGTTTTGAAGCAGCATCAATCCCTTTTAGTAATTCCTGTTTTGAAATTTTTAATTTTACTCTACTATCGAGAGTTAATCCTAATTTTTGTGGTTTTAAGTCGAAGTATTCTCCACTAGTCTTATCTGGTTTAAAAATTATAGCAACTTTTCCTACTTTAAAAACATTGTTACGTACTCCACCGGGAGGTCCATATCTACCGTCGTCTTCTAACTTTTTAATCAACGCTGGGCGAGCATCGTCGTAAATAACGACATGATTCTTAGTATCAGGTTGGATTTGTGATTTTTCTATATTTAAAATCTTTATAAGTACAGTAGCTATTTCCTGTGCTTCTGGTGTGAGTATATTGTAGTTGAACTTTTTTAATTCTATAAGGGTAGGGTCAAAACCAAATATAGATTCAAACAAAGCCATATCCTCTTGACTATTAAAGTCAGGGTATCCTTTTCTGGTCTTATAGGACCATTCTAGTATGACTTTGTCTATAAGGTTCATTATGCTTCTAATACCGTTTGTAAAGCAGCTTCTGCGCTTGTACCTGGTTGTTCGTCCATAAGTGCGATTGCAGCATTAGCAAAATCAATTACTTTCTGCTCTTGTTCAGCGTTAGATCCCTTACTTACTTGTAGTTTACCAGCACGTTTTGCGTCTATTTCTTTTTTTCTTTTTGCTAAACTAGCAGCTGCATTTTTAGGAGCTGGTCCTTGTGCTCTTCTTAAAAGGTCTGGGTCTATTTCGTTGATTGCTTTACTGTTGTTAGCTCTATTCTCTGCTAAGAATTTCTTAAGATCAAAATTATTATTCATTTGTTTAGTATTATTATTATTATTATGCGTCTGGTTCTTCTCCTGCTTCAAAGTCTACAGGTTCATCTGATAAATCAGCTCCTCCTCCATCATCTCCTCCCGGTAAAGGAATATCAGGTTCTCCTCCACCAGCTCCTCCTCCTCCATCTCCGCCGGGAAAGTCGCCTCCTCCTCCACCACCACCACCTCCGGTGTCAGTATCAGCAGGTTCTCCTTCTCCAGCTCCTTTCATTGGTGACTCTCTATAAAGTACTTCTAACTTATCTAATGCTTGCTGATAATCATCTATCTTATTAATATAGTATCTTTTACCTTGAATTTGAGCTTGAAATCCATCTCCCATCCATTTAAGAATGTAGTCTTGGCCGTTTTTAAGGTTAATTCTAAATGAACTAGGTCTAGGGGAAACCCAATCTATTGATTCAACAAACTCTTTAAATTGTTCTGACTGTAGTTTTATTAAAGCGGCTTTAACTGTGGGAAACTTACCTAGTATTTTATCGGTTGCATCTTCTAGAACAGTATCTTTAGGGGCATCCATATCAGGTGCTTCTTCAGGGGCAGGCTCTTCTTCAGGTTCTTCTTCGTTTAATTGGTCTAATAAACTTTCGTTAAGTACCTCTTTATAAGCTTCTAATATGATATTTTCTAATTCAGCTTTTCTCATTTTATTTTTTTTTCTTTTTATACCCTTTATGCCAGTGTTCGTTTGAAGTTTTGATTTCTAGTTCACTAACTGGTATATTCTTTACTCTCTTATTTCCTTGTTCAAAAAGAACATCATAATGAGTTACTACGTATTTCTGTCCTTCTTTGACTAGTGTATGTTTTTTTGGTATACAGTTACCTTTACCGTATTTTTCATGTACTACTTTAGCAGCACAATCGTGTTTGAATCCAGGTCCAGCTTCTTTTACTGGTTCATCTGTTTCAGTGTCCGGTGCTTTTGCAACGTAATTAAGTAACTTTAAAACTCTTTTTATATTTCCGTTAGATGTAAAATCTGTAGGTTCTTTATCGTTTATTTGATGAAAAAGAGATAAAAGTGCTGAAGCCATAGATTGTGCGTTTTTTACATTAGCATTGTATCCACGTAAGATAGTATCTGGCATTGGTCTAGCTTCTGCTTCTTTAACTTGCTTTCCTGCACTATTGTAGACTGGGGTATCACCCGTATACTCAGATCCATCTGGATTAACAGCATTAGGAGTAACTTTAGGTTCAGGGTACATATCTATAGCTACCCGTACCCAATCTCTTCTTAAGGTTTCTCTTGATCCCATCTGCTGTACAAAACGAGGAGGGAAAGGTTGATCATCTCTTTTAAAAATAGCAGGTAGCATTGTAGTGGTAATAAATTCTACATTAGTATGATCTTTAGCTAAGAGTTTTTTTACCTGTGCAATTGAAAAAGCTGTTTCCAAATAATCGAAAAACTGTTCTCTTGAATCATCATAATGCATTTGACGTATATTATTAGGGTCCTTTTTACCTACTCCTTTGTATGGTTCAATAACTTCTTTTGCTATTTTTCTACCTTTAATTCTACTATGTGCTATACCGTATACATCTCCGTTTCCAAAATCTACAGTAGCTTGAGTATCAGAAAGTTTAGTAACCTTTCCTTTTTTACCGTCTTTAGTAAGTGTGTCTCCTACTTTTACTTCGTCTATATCTAAAGTATCTTTATTTATCTTTTTCCTATCTGCATTATTCTTTCTAGCTTCTTTTTCTTTCGGATCATCACTCCAATCTTGCTTGTGGTAGATGTCATATTCATCCACATTATCATCATCATCGTAGCCTGCAATATCATATAACCCCATGTCTTCTAACTCTGAATTGGAAAATTCAGCACCTAATTTTTTTCTAAATTCTGGTATACTACTAATCCAACTATGGAGTGCTTCTACTGCTCCAGGATTATCTTCTATAAATTCATCGAATCCGTCTCTATATCCTAATGCTCCAAATAAATCTTCTAACTCCATAGCTCCTTGACTACCTCCGTATTCGTTAGTCTTATTAATCTTTTCACCAGCTTTAACGGCATCTTTATGAGCATTAGAATTCTTATGAGCTGGTTTTCCTCCTCTAGCTCTTTTTGCTCTAATATTAGCCCACAACCCGTTACCTTCTTTAACTACTCTTTCTTCCATATAGTCTTCTAGATTCTTATCAACTGGTATTTTAAATTTATCTGCTAAAGCATATACTATTTCTAATGCAGCTTCTTTTTCTGATATGTCATCATTGTTAGACATATTTTGTACAGCCTTTAATACATCATCGAAATCTCCTCTTCCTTCATCTAACTCTTGATCTCTACCTGTTCCTGATATTTTATCATCTTCATTGTCTAGTAACTCTTTATGCTTTTGGTTTATTTGTTTTACTCTATCAATAAATGACTTTCTTTTAGGATCGTCTTGAGGTAATTTATTCATAGCAGGAGCTTGTTGTTTAATAAGTCTCTTTGCTTTAGTAATCTTATCTATCTCAGATTCTTCATTTACATCTACTTGTTTTGAAGGTTCAGCTACATTACCATGTCCTGGATTTTTTTCGAAGTCTTTTTTTGATTGCTGATTCATTTGATCTATCTTTTTATAATAATCTCTAAGTTTAGTATAACGGCTTTCATCTACATCATCGTCGTCATCGTATTCAATATCTTCTGGAAACATTGTTTCATGCCATTCTATATGAAGCTCTAATTCATCAACTAAATCAGTTCCGTAACGATTTATAAGATGTTCAGCTTCTGCTTCATTTTTAAGTGCTTCCATACGTTGAACTTGAAGAAAATAATCTTCTGCATCTTCAAATCTATAGTCTTGTTCGTCTAAAACATTTAAAATTAATTTAGTACCTGGTGTGTATTTTGAATGATTAGGATCTATAATCCATCCTCCTCCTTTTCCATTATCTTCAACCTGTATATAATATCTACCATCATCAGCCCACTCATCTGCAGTTTCAAATTCATTTTTTACTTCAACGACTCTCTCTTGTTTTAAGTACTTTTTTACTTTATCATAAGAAGCTCCTTTGTCTACCATTCTTAAAGCTTTTGCTGCTCCTTTCCTTTTACCGTCAGGAATATCTTTGTCAGAAGCTACCATATCATCGTACTTGTCTTCTTTTACACCTTTTTCTTTAGCAATTAATTTTTGTATTGCTAAAATTTTATCTCTTTCTGGGTGATCAGCTAACCTATCTGCTTCTTGAGCATCAGCAAATTCTTTATCTGACATTCCTTCCTCAATATCGTGACTAGCGCCTACTACTTGCACACCACGAGACTGTAAGTCCATAGATAAGTCGTATATAAACTCTGCTGGATCTACATCCGGATTATAGTGTGGATGACCAGTCATTGCTGTTGTAAAGTTGAAGTATATAATTACATTACCATCTCCATCATCATCAACTATATCAGTATTTACATATTCACTGTCTATAGCTCGATCTATTATAGCCATTGCTTTTTTATAGTCGCTTTGAGCTACTTTTACATAAGTTGTTTGATAAGGTCCTTCAGTTGTTAATTTGACATTAACTCCTTTTTTAGCTAATTTTTCAGCTTCTTTGGAATCTTTAGTGACTACCATTCCTTTATCTTCTAATTCGTTCATACTATTAAAGTATTTTAACATTTCGTTTTTAATTAATTCTTTATTTATTACTGCTTCACCAGAAGGTTTAATTCCTACATCAGATATAACAATGTCTTTGTTGTTCGGTGCTAAAAAATAAAGTTTATCGTCTTGTATTTGAAATCTATAGCTATCTTCTTTATCGTTTTTAAAGATTATATGTACAGTAAATGCTTCTGGGTTATTTCCTGATAAAGATGATGCATATATGTCTTTAACTTTAGCTGAGCTAATTTCATCTCCGGATTTTAATATTGCACTAATAACAGCTTTACCGGCTTCGTGAGCTATAAGGCTAATTTCATTTTTAGATAATTTATGAGCTCTATCTTGTTCTTTAACTAATCTGCCATTAAGTAATTTTTTATCTTTTAAGGCTTGAACCCACATATCAGCATACTCTTCATAGCTAACCTCTAAATCTATTCCTTTTTGCTTTCTTGCTATATCACGATAGTAATCATCTAACTCTTTTGCTACTAGAGATATTGTGTCATAATTGGCCTTATTAAACTTAGGAATATTAAGTTCTGGGTAATTTTTACTCCATATTTTATTTAAATCCCTTTGCCTTCCTTTATAAGCGTACCAATATTCACCATTATCTCCAGGTGATCCTGATTCATCCCATGTAAATCCTGTAGCTGCAGGAACACCTAATTGTTTTCTCATTACACCATAGGACATATACTCATAATCTCTATCCTTAAAGTATTTAATTATATCAGCTGATGATTTATCTTTAATACCTTTTGCTAATTTATCACTTATCGTAACTCCATGTTCTTCATCTAGGAATATAAGTATAGCTTTATCTCTATCACTATATGATTCTATATCTTCTACATCTAAAAAAACTTCAGGTGTAGCCCTTGAAAGGTATTTTTTTATAAATCTTGAAGATATATTTTCTTTTAATTTATTACCGGCTTTAACTGCATCTTTATGAGCATTAGAGTTACCATGAGATGGTTTCTTTCCTGCTTTTTTCTTAGCATTAATATTGGCCCAAAGACCTTCATTATAGTCTTTTTCAAGTTCTCTACCTGATTGGTAATCAGTTTCTTCATTATCTCCTGCTGACATTAATAGATTACCTAATTCTTTATCTTGTTCCATATCTGGGTTCATAAGAGATATAGCATTTGGGTGTGTGTCTCCTCTACCGATATGTAATTCGTAGTCAACTCCTGCTTTATATTTAGATTCAAGATAGTCTACTAAGTACTGTGTAGCATCTAGATCGTACCCTAAAGCAAATACATCGTCTTGGTCGTTCCAGCCTTCTTTAAAAGTATCATTATAGCTTTTTGGTTCTGTACCTGATGCTTTTGCTAATGCAGCATCAATCTTATTTAGTAAATCTCCATATTTATCGGCTATTGGACCTCCTTCTGGTTCAGCTTCCTGTTCCATATCTCTCATTACTTGAGCTCTCTTAGCCTTAAGTCTAACCACAAGCTGATTACTTCTAATTGATTGCCATTTAGAGATTCCTTTTTTCTTACCTATCTTAGCCTTAAGAGATCTTAGCTTCATCATAACTGGATCGTTAACATCCATCTCTTTTAATTGAGTCTCAAGAGATTCCTTAAGTAGTTCTAATTTTTTAACAGTTTTAGTATCTTTAATCTTAGAATTACCGTCTTTGATACAAGTCAAAGTATATTCGCATTTTGATAAGCGATCTTTTAATTCTTGATATGTCATAATATAGGTATATAAATAAATAGATTAACTATCCCAAATAACGTTTTTGAACTTTTCAGGAGATAAATCAAAGTAGTCAGTTCTCCATTTGGTTTGCTCAAAAAAATCTAAATAAAACCAATCGTCTTTCTTTTTCCATAAGTCTTTAGCTACATCGTCCCAATCTAATTTAAGAATAAATTCTTCAATTTCCAACTTTTTCTCTATAACATGTTCATAACTAAAAGAATCCCATTCATAATGAAATACTTCAAAGACTGCATCTGGGGATACATAATCTATTGATATATCTATACCCCATTTAGGTTTCATTTTAATAAGCTTATGTAACATAGGGTTAGAAGGAGCAATTGCGTGAAGCTGTTCTAAAGCTACAGAAGCAAAACCTTTTCTCTCGAATATATCTGAGTGATTTATATGAGCTCCGTCTCTTTTGTCCCATAGTATCCAGTCATATCTCATACAGTCTTCATGTCTCCTCTCTATAGCCTCGTATCCATTGTGACCTAAGAATGCTTGTTCAGCTTTAGTCAAATGGTATCCATTTTGGTCAAAGAGGTCTACGCAGTTAGGGTTTTTAAGAGTCTTGATATCATCAGTTGCGTCTAAAAAGTAAGGTTCACTATGTAATTTTGTATTTGCTATTTTCATTTTTTCTTTCCGCCTTTCATGTTAGCACACCAGTGGTACATTTTAGCTTTTTCTCCAGATGCATTTTTAGCTTTCTTTCTGAGATCCGTAACAGATCCATTACAGCTAGCACCGGACTTCTTTACTCTGCCTGGTTTAGATTTACCTTTCTTTTTACCGTCTTTAAAGTTTTCAAGTGCTGTTGGTGTATTATTATGGTCACATTTATGGCACATATATAAATCATCTCCACCATCTTTAATTTTCCATTCCCATCCACAGTTATCGCAAACGATTTTATCACCTACGATTGCTTCATTTAAATTAAATTTTCCAGCACTCCAACCATTTCTTACAAATTTATTAAATATTTCTACTTTATTATTGAAATTTTCACTTGCATATTTTAAAGCAGCAAATGGATTAGCTCCTGAATCATCATTAGCATTTTTCTCAATCATACTTTTATATTGAGTATATACTTTTTTAAATTGATCTTCTTTATTTGAAAAGACTAAAAATAAAGCTTGTAAGATCTTTTTCATAGTATTATCAGGCTCATTAACAGCCATACCACTTAAAGCATCAATTATATTATTTTTTCCTTCTGATGTTTGAAGTAGGTGTACATACATTATGTAAGGAGTTTTGTACATCTTATCATTTTCATCAGAAAACTTTTCTGATTTAGGAGGATTACTCCATTTATAACCTGAAGTATATTTATCTAAGTATTTTTTAATAGCTATATTTTGGGAAGATTTAGATCCTAATCTTCTCCATCCTTTTTTATTATTAATATCTCTCTTAATTCTAGATTCATTTCCATCTTGGTCATAATCAAAAGGAGATAAGGTTAAATCCTCATTTAAACTAGTAGAAATATCTTCTGGTACATCAAACATCCAAACAGTAGCTTTACCGTTCTTATGCATCAAAGCTGTAAGTCTAGTATTACCTCCTAATAACTCTTTATGGCCATCTGGATATACTGCAATGATTGGCATCTCAACAGTACCGGATTTAATTTGAAGTAGAGTTCTTTTCTGTTTATCTTTATCAAGTAGTTTAAAAGAGCCCGGTTTGTTTGCATCTGTGTTGCTAATATCCTTAGCTGAATCAATAGAAACTCCTTTTCCTTTAGATGCTATACTAATCCAAGCTTGTTTACCAAGTTTCTTAAACTCAGGGTATCTTATTGCTTCCTCCCATTCAAAATTGAAATTTGGAATCTTATAAGTAATACCTTCAAGTATAAGTTGAATTAAATTCATGCTCTTTTTGCTAGTTCTTTAAGTATAATATTCTTTTTTCTTTTATAACTAGAATTTTCTAATAGCTTTTTTAGTTCAACTGTTGATGTAGTAGCAGGAGTATAGTGTTCCCATGACCATTTTTTAGTCATTTTACCTCTAGCATCCCTTACGTATTTTTTTGCAGATGGTTTTAATTTTGATGGCATTATTTCTTCGTTAGTTATAATAAAGGTTTGTACTTCTCTTTATTATTCATGTTTTTATATAAATATGTGGCAAGTTCGGTATTTCCTTCTTCAGTAAAGTGCATATCTTCTTCTTTTAAACCTGCATGATGTAGGTAATACTTTTTATGAGCTCCAAAATTTAGTGTAGGTATAAAATTTATTTTATTTAAAAGCGATTCATATCTTATTGCCCTGTTCTTAATAATCTTCTTGTGTAAATTTTCTAAAGATGTTGGGTTATTACCGTATAAGTTTAAAAAAGGTTGACAAAAAAATTTTATTTTAGCATTTTTAGATTCTAATAGAAGTTGAATAGTATATAAAGTCTGTAAAGCTTGGTATTCGTAGTACTCAATATTATAAATTTCAAATAAAAAATTTTTATTTACTTTATCTATACCATCATGGTTAACTAAATTAGTAAAAGTATGTAATTTATTATTATAAAAAAATTCTTTTCTTTCAGGAGCTGGTACTTGTATAATAAATGTATGGTCAGATAAATTATCTTTATCGTATATATAAAAGAGTACCTTTCTCAAAATGTAGTCTAGTCCTTGACCTCCTCTTGCTAAATTTAAAAAGTCTTTATATTTTCCTAGTTTTTTTAATTTGGCTCCCCAAGTAAGGTTATCCCTAACCCATTGCTTTGAGACAATTTGCTGTTGATAAAACTTTTGTAATTCTGGTGATGAAAAAGAAGAGACATCTCCTGTTGTTGGATTATGCCAAAATGCACAACCTTCAGTGTGTGAACATCCTGATACAACTAATTTGCTCATATATTTTTATAAACCTTCAGCATGCATCATAAACATTCTTATGATTATTGCTGCCATAATACCGAAGATAATCCATAGAGCTCTAGTGACTCCTTCTTTCCAAAGTTTTATAGATTCTACTTCCAACATTTTAGCTTCAAATTCTTTTTGGTTTATTTGAAGTATTTCTCTAAATTCAGTATTTTTATTAGTATTTACAATTACTCCATTGTCTGGGTTAAGAAGGGTGTACTTCATTTCTGAAATATCTTCTTTTAAATCAGACATATCTGATTGCATTTGTTTTAACTCTCCATTAGGCATATGAGTCTTAATATGCTTAATTTCATTAAGTACTGATTGTAAAATATCTTTTTGAGTCACTGTGTTGTTTTAATATAAATATCACTCTATATGCTTACGCATTACTGTTGTGAATTCTTTTAAGTCATTAAGTATTTTTTCTTTAGTACTTTTATTCATACCTCCCCAATCTTCTACTGCTCCTTGTTCTGTGACAAAGGTATGTTTATCATTTACTGAGTCAAGTACCCAGTTTTCTATGTCTTTAATTACCTCTCTAGCATTACCTTTTATCATTCTTTGTTCGTACTGTTTATAGAGTCCTGCTTTTTTAAGAGAATCTTCATAGTCAACAGTGCAGGGATCAAAACAGAATCCATGTATTTTATACATTTTTTTAGCTAACCAATGCTCCATTGGTCCGTTACATTTAGGACATCTTAAAGGTATTCTTAAAGCTTTTTTCGCTTCATCTAGTTTAGTGATATTTTGCTTAATACCGTTTTTAATAGTCCACTGTTTACCGCTATCTTCCCATATATCTCCTTCATTATGTTTTTTAGAAGATTTACGGTAACCTGTTTGTACCTTTACTCCAGAAGTAAAATCTTTATTGACTAAATTTCTTACTCTCTGTACGTCGCTTTCTTTAAATTCTTTTTTTAGTAATGTTTCTTTACTCATAACCTAACTCTTTCAATCCTTTTAGTGCATCATTAATATCGCCTTTTCTAACTCTAAAAGCAATACCACCGGCTGCTTGCCATTCATCTATGTTTGACGGTTTATCGTCGATTAATATACTATTTTCGTTTGCATAATTTTGTTTACTTTTAGAAAAAGCAAATATAGTTTTAGGCTTAGGGCTTAGTTTATTTTTAACCCAAAGATTTTTTCCTAATCTTGATGTATCATGTCTAGAAGGAGAGGTTAATAGTTTGGGATTGTAATGTTTTATAAAGTCCCACAGTGCTTTTCCTTTAGGCATCCAGTCCATGCCTACCCAAAATTTAACTCCTACCTTAACATCTATTAAATGCCAAAATGCTTCTACTCCAAATTCTTTTTCATACTCTTGAGGATGTTTTCCTGTAAAGTGCTCAAAACGCTTTTCAAAATTTGTTAATACTCCATCCATATCACAGTATATTTGATAAGGAGGGTTTACTTTTTCTTCAGGAAGCGGATACGCTTCTAATAAATCTACTAATTTTCCCATAACCTTTATTGATTTTTAATTTTATCTTCCCAATTTCGGAAAGTAATATTGCCTACCATGTAAGCTTCTTTTTCAATTTCAACTAATGCTTCATCTTCATTAGTGTTTGTAGTTCCGTAGCCTTTTAATCTACCTTCCAGATTTTGTATATGATGAACCATTTCATGCACAAAAGATCTTAAAATATCTTTAGGGTGTCTACCTTCAGTGTAGAGTACTACTTCTTTAAGTTCTGGATTATAATAAGCAGTTCGACCAAAAACGCTTGATGCTTCGGCTACATCTTTTTTAATTTTTATTTCTGGCAGTGGTGATATATTCATTTTTTGATCTATCATATATTCAAGAATAGATCCCATAAAAGGTGTAAAGTCGAAACCGGTTTTTTTCCACTCATCAACGATGCTTACTCTAATATGGTCTTGCATAAACCTAATAGAAATATTATCTCCTCCTATCTGACTCTGTATTCTTTTATAAAGAGTAATCAAATGTGCTTTATCTTTTGATTTAATAGCAGCTTGTGGTTGTATATGTGTACCTTGTGTGCCTTTATTGTATTCTTCAATATCATCTTTAGTAGTAAAGATATCAGTAATAACATTTTTCAACTCATCCTTCATTTGTTCGGATACAATGCTTGATTTTAACATATTTAATATTTTTAACATTTCCTGTCTATTTAACATTGCAGGAAAAAAATCTGCTACTTTATCTAAATTACCACTTAGAATAGCTTTTCTAAAATTAGTAGCTCTGATTTCATTACTATCATTTGAAGTAACTGATAATCCTTTAACATTAGGGGTTTTTTTAAATGCTGATATTCTCCCTAAATCTCTAAGGTCATCTTTTTCTCTTATACCTGTAACTGAGTAAAATTCTTTATCGTTATTTTCAGAAGCATAATCCCTTGCAAGAGTCATAGGATTACCTTCCTTTGTTATTATTTCTAAATTAGGTATATACTTTTTATATATTTCCCATATAGCAGCTGACTGCTCTTTGTTAATACCGTTTCTTTCATTACCCCCTATAAAGATAACAACCTTATCTACCTTTTCTACCTTATCAAAGCTTTTGTCTAATACATTATTACCGGCTTGTTTATAGTTATCCAGTCCATATACCTTACCCTTAATAGTACCGTCAAGTAGTCTTTGTACTATTTCAAAGTGTCCTCTATGAGGTGGTTTAAAAGCTCCTGGGTATAGTGCTATCATGCTAAAAAGTCCTGTAGTTTACTGTCAATTTCTCTTGGTGTTGAGCTAACTAATCTTGAGTTAAAAATAGGACTAAAAAGCATATCAGCTATATTCTCTAATATCTCTTCATCTTTTTTCTTTGCTTTTTCTTTACTTGTTCTGTAGCTTTTTAGTTTAGCGGTCATTTTATCATTTCCAGGTCCTACTCCATTCTTTTTGTACCAATCTTGAAAATATTTTTTTAAAGCTCTATCTTCACTATAGTTTTCTCTATCGTAATCCATATGAGATGTTGCATTAATATACTCTTGATTTTCCTCATCAGAAAGTTTTATAGGGCTTCTAAAAGAAGATCCTTCTATATTATTTTCTTCTGAGTATCTCTGTAGGTAGTCTTTTATACCTTGTGCACCATTTTTTGCTGCAGTATCAAAGCCCTTTACCTCTTTTTCAAATCCAGGTCTTGCATTTACAAATAAAGAAAAGTTACCTTTAGTCATCTTAGCATAATCTTGAATTAACTGATAAACGTTTCTCCAAGTAGAAAATACAGCTGATCCAGGAACATTTCTCTCTCTCTTAAAGTTTGAAACATATGATACCATAGGATGAGCATATACCATTACCATGTATACATTAAATCCTTTTGTAGTAAGTTCTTTTATTTTCTTAGGGTTACTGGCTGTAGTATCCCAAACAAAAGATTGTTTACTATCTACGAGGTCCTGAGCTTCTTGGTCCGCTGCTCTGGCTGCTGGTCCTAGTTTGTTGTACGCTGGATGTGTTGGATCCTCCACGTATTTGTCTGGATTGATTAGGGGGAGAGACTTGAGGTCTAACTGTCGGAGGAGGTGTGATTTCCCTGCTCCAGACCCTCCCGCCATTACTACCACCTTCGGGCCTGACGTAGATTCTAGGATTAGATCTGATAATTTTATCATTTTCTATATTATTTGGGTTATTATATTCTCTTACTATTATATTACTATTTCTACCTTTGAGTAAATTAACTGATTGTCTAAGTTTATCTTCGTTTAACTCTGGTCTAGTGTAAACTCTAACATTATTACTATTATTAGTAACTATAGTTCTAGACCTTACTCTGTTATTTCTTACTTTATTTTCAATATCTATTTGATTACTTTGTCTGTATTTGTTCATATAAGCCATAGAAGAGCTGTTCCATAAATTAAAGTTACCGTAATACGGATCGTAGCTATTCCATCCCCAGGTTCTAAACCTATATGGATCATAATGATTAAATAAACTGTTACCGAACTTAAAATTCCAGTCAAACCAGTAATCGTATCTGTTTACATATAAGTCCCAAGGAGTAACGTTTCTATTATATCTCCATAAGTTATTTCTACTATAAAATGAATAGTACCAACGTAAGTCTTGGTCCATGGCAAACTTAGTATAGTCCCACCTAAACCTACTATCGTTATTAAACTTCCTAAAAAGTGAAGATTCACTATCGATCACATCTACTACTATTCCCTCTTTTGTAACTATTGGGGTATGGTTAAGCGTAGCTAGTTTAAAGTTAGCACAGCTTGTTAGTAAAAGTAGGGCAAGTATAAATGTTATCTTTTTCATATAAATGGTTTAATATAAATAGTTACACTTTTATAGTAGTAGGGTAACTGTTATAAATTGGTTCTGTATTAGGGTTTTCTAATAAATAAAGTTCATAAATATTTTGAAATAATTTAAAGTTTTTTTCTATCTCGTCTATCTGCAATACTTTCCATCCTTTACCTTGTATTACTCCTTTTTGTTTACTAGGTCCTCTACATTTAGCTTTTAGCCATATGATACCGGTTCTTTCAATCTTAACTCCTCTACTTTCTTCTAGTCCTTTGGCATAAGAAGCTAATTGCAAATCGTATGACTTATGTATACTATTAGAAGTTTTAATATCTAATAACCATATTTCATTATTCATTTTACAGACTATATCAGCAGTTCCTGCATACTTGTGTTTATCAGACCAAACAAATTGCTCTGATGATATAAGTTCTGGTTTGTTTTCTTTCCAGAAGTCAGCAAATTTTAATATCATTTCCCATACTATTTGAGAATACTTTGCATTACCGTAATCATCCATCCAGGAGATTTCTTCTCCTTCTACTAACTTCTCTGCAGCTTCATGGACTTGAGTGCCTTCTTTACCTGCTCGTCTCATAATAAGATCAGCGTTATGCCCAACGTCTTTTAGCCATGACTCGAAGAACTTATTCTTGGGCATATATTGGAGTATCGTGGTTACGGATGGGTAGTATACTCCTTCGCTTCTCTTATAAACTCTCCTATCAAGAAAGTTTATTTGTTTTAATTCTGGGTTAAAATCTAATCTCTTTTTCTCATTCTGTTTAAGAATGTTCATTCCTTGCTTGATCATAAATCTAATTTGTGTACCATAAGGTTAGATAAGTCTAACTCTTGTGCTTGTTGTACATGTTGTGTGAATGCTTTAAATCCCATTTCGGATGGGTCTTTATCATTCATCTCTATTAGGTAAACTTTTTTACCCTGGTTTAATAGTTGTTCAGATATTTGTAGTGCTCTATTTCTAGCGTCAGAATCTAACGCAACATAGATATCGGAGCACGGGCTAGTAAGAAGTTTTTTATACAACTCTTTAGCCATATTTTTCCCTAAAAGTGGAATGGCATTACGTCTTATGGCTATTGCATCAAATACTCCTTCACATAGTATAACAGGTGTATTCCAGTTTATAAGGTTTTCAAAAAATACTATGTCTTTAGAAGCTTCAGGGTTCTTGTACTTAAAGTAGTTGCCATCGTAAGTTCTCGCAATAAAAAAGTTGAGTTGATTGGATTGAGAATAACTTGGAATAATAATTCGTCCTCCATATTCTCCAGATGTACAGTACCCAATTTGGTATTTAATAAAATCATAGTCGGTAAGTCCTCTGTCATATAAGTATTTCTTTACATTATTAGCGATAACGGACGTTGGTGAAGCTTCGAATAGTAGTTTATACTCATTAGGAAGCTCTATAATAGATAGTCCTTTATACTCTATTTGTGCTCCTTTAGGGAGATATTTAAGAATATCAGCTGATTGACTTTTAGGAGTTTTTAATTGGTAGAGAAGTGATCTTATTGTTGTTCCTTTAGTTTCACATACCCAACATTCCCATGGATTCTTTCCATGTTCATTAGTAGCCATGTTAATCTCTAACTTAGGCTTCCTGTGATTGCAGAAAGGGCAATGAAAAGCGTGATTGCTTCTAGCTCGTTTGTGGCTTTTGCCCAATAGATTTTCAATTGAGCCAAGTAAAAATGTATAGTCCATAGATAGTCCGTAACCTATACATCAAGATAAGAATAATTATTCAGACTACCAACTTATATCTCTGTAAGTTCGTCTATAGCAGATCGAACCGCTTTATTAAGTATATCAGTATTTTCAACATCAATATACTCAAATAGCTTTTTAGATATAGTTTCAGACAATAATATTACATCTCTTTCAGTAAGAGTTAAAGATTTTCTAGTAACTATTTTCTTACTCTCTAAAATAACTTTTGCTAGTTTCATTCTTTAAACTTATTTTATTTTTACTATTCTAACTATTTCTCCTCTTTCATCATCATCTATAGAAAACACCTCATAGTCTAGGTACTCTCCAAATTTTTTACCATCGTGTTTAGTGCCAAAGTTAATTAAATCTTGCTGAGATCCTTTAACATCTATTCTTTCACCGAATTTAACATAAAAGTCTAGGTGAGGGTTAGCCTTTGAAAACTGACTGGCTAGTTTATCTATATATGCTTCATTAAGAATGATATCTGATAGTCTCATATTTTAACAATCACAGCAATTACAGCTACAAGACTTTGTGCAGTTACAATCTTTACAGTTACAGTTCATATATTTTTACTTTTAAATCACCTGTTCCTTTAATCAAACGGTGGTACGTCTCTTTAGGTATAAATAGTTTATTTTTAGATAATCTCTTTGGTATCTCATTATCTAATTGAAATAACCAATCAGTATCGTGCATAGCCTGTACTATCCTATCTTCTTTATCTCTGTGCCAAACAAATTCAATAGCAGGTGTATTATATAGAAAATCTCTTATAATATAATCATCTTTTATTAATTGCGTATAAGGTTTACTCATATTAAAGTCTTAGTAATATACGAACTTAATTTCTTTTTACCTTTATTTTGAAAAAATATTTGTTGAAATTTATTAGATGCTATATTTTTTAATATATCTATTCGTAATTTTTTAGAGGTAAGTTTGGTTTTTACCCCTTCAAATTCAATATCAATAACTTCATGAGGAAGTTTTATAGTATGTCCGAACATCCAATCTACAGTGTAGATATCTGAGTTTATTTTAACTTTGGATTTAAATACCTGTTGTGCGTTGCTTTCTTCTCCTATATAGCGTAAGTCACCTTGAAATTTCCATTCTTTTACAGCTCTTAAATTTTCTAAATAGTCAAACCCAATATGATTATGATCTAAAATTATATCGTAATCATTAACTTCTTTTAGTTTAAAGTTTTTAATATAGAAATAATCACACAGACTGCCTCCTAAGTTATAAGAGTCACCAAAATTAGAATTACAGAACTCTATAAATTGCTTTAGTCTACCAGTATCCCGAGAAATTTGATCCACCGCCTAATGATTTCCAGTAACGGCCAATATTACAAGACCAATAACCTGCTTTAGTTTTATCTTTCTTAGTTGAACATTTATGTCTAGCAGCAAAAGATGCTCTAGCGCCTCTTTGTTTAAGTTTAACTGAAAGGCCTGTGTCTCCAAAAGATACTTTTTTCACATTTCCTTTCTTAGATTTTACATAAACATAAAACTTTTTGCTTCCTCCTCTTTTAGGTTTGTTAAGAGCTACTTTTTTCCCCTTATAATCTGCTTCGGCTATGTAGTCAACTGAAGCTTTTATCATTTCAAATCCATTGTAATCAAAACTTTCGTTTTGGATAGAAACTGCTTTTCTAAATTTGTCCATGTTTATGTTACCTCCTATTGACTCTACCAATTCTTTGATCATATCAAAGTCTATCATTTCATTTATAGAAGCTGCTTCGTCTATTAAGTCTTCATCTTCGATCATTCGATCGATTAGAGCACCTATTTCGAACAGAGGATTATAATTAGATGATACCATAGGTAAGTCTAAGGGTACTTTAAGTCCATTGTATTCACCATATTCACCTATATCGGTCGTTTCAATAAGGTCTATATCTGCTTCGTCTAACTCAATAGCTTCGTCTCTAAGAGCTTCTCTTGCTTCTTTAAACAATTGTATAAAGGCTTTAGAGTTGTAACGGTAGACATGCTCATGCAATGAGAGTTTGTTGTCTAAGTGATACTTTAGAGATGGATATCCTATTACGTCTTTTAATTTTATCATCCGTTTAAAAATTTAGTGATTACTTTATTTAGAAAAGTAATCTTTAACTAATTGTTTATATTCTTCTTTTTCATCTGCCTCTAAATATCTAAATGCTTTTTGATAATTAAATTTTAAATCATCAAAATAATTTTTAGCACCTTTAGATTCAGTAACTACTGATTCATTCATTTCTGGATGAAATAATAATTTTATTACCTTAGCTTCTTTCGCAACAGATTTACCGTCTATCTCTACTTCGATAGGGTACGGTTTAAATTCATCTGCCCAGTACGCTATATCGTAACTCTTATCTTTATTATTGGTAACTAAGAGACCTCTATTATATTTATCTTCTTCAGCTTGAAGTACCATTTTTTTATCAATAGGTAGAATTACATCACCTAGTAACTTTACGTTACCTTCTTCATATCCTTCTCCGTGGCCGTCTTCTTTAAGTAAAATGTCTGTTAGTTTAATCATCTGGTTATTTTAAATCACCTAATTCATTAGCTGCGTTTATTAAGTATTGCTTAGCTTCTTTTCTGCTGATGTTTAAGTACTTGGCTAATTGTAGAATAGCACGAACAGTTATCTTCTTTACTTCCCTAGAGGAGCTTTCTTGTAGTATAATCTTGCTTAGTTTCATAAATTAAAGTCTTTCCTGTAAAATTTACCTAGAATATTATCATTTATATAATTATTTCTAGAGTCAAGTACTTCATTAATAAATAGGTACTTACATTCAAAATACGTTAGTTGCTTCTTATTAGGTACGAATTGTAAAATTCTCTTAGAAAAAGCCTCAGGTCCGTCTTTTGCTAATAATTCTTTTATTTTCTTATGTGAACCGTAATAAGATGTCCAGTCTGATTCAGTTATTATTTTTTGTTTAAGGGGAGTTCTTCCTCCTATACCTTTAGATTTTCTCTCTAACCTTAAAGTTTCAAGTGCTTTTTTACCTAATCTTTTATTTCTTTCAAAAAATAATACTTTTTTACCTATGTATTTTTGTTTAGTTAATGTATGAACAACTTCATAAATAAATCCGTATGTATCTTTAGGCATATCGGATATTTCGGTAATTAACTTACCATCGTAATTCCATGTGGGGTGTGTCATAATTTTATTTATTAAGTAGCTCTCTTTTATACGTTTGCTTAGAATCTAGTATTCTATAAGCATGTCCAAAGCTATTAAACTTAGGAGTTATATTTAATCCTAAACTGTCTAATAATGTTTTATATGTTGTATTATCATCAATAAAAACACTTTTTTTAATCTGTAAATCGTTTAATAAAATAAATTCTCTTAAAAATTGAGATTGGTGCAATGTTAAATTAGTGTGAGCTTGTATATTAAAGCCTGTTTCTTCCGGAATTTGTTTATCAATAGATACAGGTTTTAATCTAAGCCTTACTATTCCGGTGATAAACATAAACCTTGCCATATAGTTTGTAAAAAGTGGTATGTAACTTACTTCTCCATTCTTATGTTTTATAATCTGAGGATATTCTTTGCTTTTAAAACTGCCCCACAGGTCTCTTGATAAATCTTCTGTATATATTATTTGAGCTTCAAAAAAATCTATTAAGTGTTGATTGTTATATATATCTCCGAAAAAAGTCTTTAAAAGGTTTTGTTTATTTTTTACATTTAAGGTAGAGTAATATTTCTTTAGAACTAGGAGGATTGTTCTTTTGTGGTCCGTTTTACGTTTAAAGGAACTGCGAGGGTTATCTTCGAAGAGTGTAGTCCCGTCTGGTGTTATCCAAGCTAAACGGTAAGCAGGTTCAAACATAGTATCATCAGTAAAAGTATTTTTTAGTATATTCTCTGAATGATTTTCATTTCTTCTAAAAAAATCTACTAATATATCCGTAATATTTTTTATATCTTTGTATTCCATAACATTTTTCAAAGCCTATCCAGCAGTCAATGATACTTCAAGATTACCAGAAGAATTAGAAGCAAAAGTTAATGTTCCCATTTTTTTAAATTTCGTTGATTCATCAGTGCCTGCTAAACGAGTACCGGAACTTGTTCCTCTTCTACAGGCAAGATCAAATGCTAAAGTATCTTTTTTAGTACCGCCGGAATTATTCCATATAGTTCCTCCATCACTCCAAGTACCACCTTGCCATAATTCTACAGATACAGTGATTGCACCGGTACCGACAAAGCTATACCATCTAGCAAACATTTCTACATCAAACGAAGATATAGATCCATTATCACTTATTATATAATCTTGATTTACTAATATCTGCTCATTTCCAGCTGATGCAGTGTCGTCTCCAGGCCATGCAAAATAGTAATTACCGGAAGCAAAGTTTCCATCACCTACATACTTACCGTTATTAGCATCATTACTTCCTACAGCATATCCTACATAGTTAGCAGCAGTTGTATAGTTGCCGTCATGTCCAGTTCCGGTTCCAGGCTTCAATCCTGTCATAGTATCTAAATCTTTTCCTCCATCTCCTTGAGTCCATGCATACTTAATTAAATAATGGTCTTGACCTTGATCAGACCAATTAGATGATGATACAGCTGGTATAAAGCTTTGACCGTAAGTTGGGTACCCTTGAAATTGAAGAGAGGATGAAACTTGATTTGCTGGATCAGTTATTTGTCCTGCTATAGTTTGATCAAAATATAATCCTACAGATGCTGATATAAAATCATTGAAGTGACTAGCTGACATTGATGATGTTATGGTTGTCAAAGAGTAGGAAACTGCTCCTTCGATAGAGTTCCAGTCTTGAGAGCCTGTTTTGTACATGTATATAGCTTGCCCTATATAGTAATCAACGTAGGGTACCGAACCGCTAATAGAGAGTATCGCTCCAGTATTACAGCTTGACACTACATCAAGTACTTCTCCGTTAGCTGCTATTTGAACGGCTGCTACTGAAGATGTATTAGCTGATGTTCTAACTCCATACCATTCGCTTTGTCCGTCAAACAAGTCTCTAGCGTCATCTCCGTCTTCGTCTGTAGTGTAAAATTCATTCCCTACCCCTATGTCAGCTACTGTTGGTGATGGGGTGTTAATAAGTAGGTAGTTAATATCTCCAGTGCCGTCTGCCCATTCGGTATCGCTTATACAAGCAGTAGCAGAATTAGCATACCCCTGCGACTCTAATCTATTAAATTCAAATGGACGAGTTCCTATAGGCATGGAGTAATTATTTTAATTTTTCTTCTATAGCGGATAATCTTTGATCTATTTCTAAGATTGCTTTATGCATATGAGCTATGATAGGCTTTGTATCTAAAGCTAAGTAACCGTCTTTTTTAGTATGAACAGCATAAGGTAGAGATTCTTGAACTTCTTGAGCTATAAAACCTGCATCTTTTTTATTTTCTAGTTCATACTCATAAGATACGAATTTTTTTAGAATATCCAAACCTCCTTTAATAGGTTCTAAATCCTTCTTTAATTTTCTATCTGAAGTTGTAACAAAGTTGTTAGCTGTTACATTTCCTGAAAACGTACCGGTATTTGTTGAAAAGTCACCGTCTATAAAATTAAAAGTAAACCTTGTATTTATACCTCCGCTACCGTCATAGTCTCTTAAGAACCAATTCTGTGTAGCATCTCCTTGGAAGTCAAAATAGAAATCAGCATCATTAGAATGGAATCTTGCACCTTTATTAGCACTACTAGGATCAATTGCGTTACCTAAATATAAATTAGATGTTCCTCCATCCCCTACTTGAAGTCCATTAAATTGAGGATAAGAACCATTAACGTGCATTTTAAGATTGGTGGAGCCTGATATAGTATTTGCGTCTGTAAATATTGCTATTTGTTGACCTACTGGAGTACCAGATGTATCTACATATCCTGATAGTCTTGAAGTTACGTGATCATATACTGCATCTCCGTCTGGTATATCTCCTGACCCGTTAGCAACAGTAGCAGTGTAGTCTTTACTGTATATTGTCCCTAAACCTAAATCTGATCTTACTTCTGAATAGCTTCTACCCTCTATTGTATTTGAATCTGTAAATTTAGCAAAGTCGTTATCAACAGGTGAACCTGATGTATCAACTGTACCGTCTCCGTTCCCAGTACCTGCCCCTATTTGAGATCTTGCTTGTGAAGCTGATCCGGAAGGAACACCACTTGGTAGATTACTTTTCACGTTAGTTGCATCTGTTACATCTGCACCATCCTCTACGTTTAAGTCTGATCTTACTTCAGCATAGCTTCTTCCTTCGACAGTATCTGCATCAGTAAATTTAGCAAAGTCATTATCTATAGGTGAGCCTGATGTATTAATTGTACCGTTTCCAGTTCCTGCTCCTATTTGAGATCTTGCTTGTGAAGCTGATCCTGAAGGAACTCCAGCTGGCAGGGAAGCTTTTACATTTGTAGCGTCTGTTACATCAGCTCCATTTTCTACATTAATATCAGATCTTAATTCAGCATAAGATCTACCTTCTAATCCATTAGCAGTAAATTTAGCGTAATCATTATCAGCTGCATCTGCATCATCTACCTCTAATAAGTTATTATTAGCAATACCTATTGTTTGTTGAGCTAATACGTCTGTTCCGATTTCAAGATCTAAATCAGATTTTACTTGTGCAAAGCTTCTACCTTCTACAGTATTAGCGTCAGTAAATTTAGCAAAGTCATTATCTTCAGGTGAGCCTGATGTATCTACAAACCCGCTTATATCTATATCTACTTTAGAAGCAGAGATTACATTTCCTTTCCATCCACCGTTTGTTATATCGCCTTGTACTCCTAGTGATCCGGTAAATGCATGGTTATCGTCATTCGTATCTCCAAATTTTGTAGAGCCACTTTCAAATAAAATAGAAGCAGAGGTAAACTCTGTATGTAGTTCTTGAGCTGTTAGGGTACCTGTTACAGTAAGATTTCCTGTTAATGTATCTGTAGTATTAAGAAGGTAAGAAGAAGTAGCGGCTAGCAATCCGGGTATATTTAATACACCTAAGGCTGTTGAGCGGGCTAAGTAGTTAGCTGGTGTAACAGCTCTAGTAGTAGATACACCTTCGGTCATTTCGGTGTTAGATGCATATTCAGTTATACCTGCATTTGTAGCACTTGCTGGTTCTCCAGATACGGTAAATACACCGTTACTGCTGGTTACATTTATACCTCCTCCTTCTACTATACTGAGTACTATGTTTGATCCTGTATTGATTGTTACATCTATAGTAGAATCATCTTGTTTAGTAAATCTTATTGTATTGGTATTTGAACCGGATAATGCTGCATTTATTATTCCTGATCCTGATACTAGGTCCATACCTAGTTTAGTTGCATAAGAAGAAGTAGCACTAAGTAGTCCTGTTGTCCTATTATCAATGGTTGATAATGTAGTAGACCCTGTAGCATTAGTTAGTGTTAATTCAACAGATGTGTTATCAAACGTTGCTTTTTCAAACTTTTTGTTTAATACATCATTTAAAGAGTTACCTGCACCTGCTGCAAAATCAATTTTAGAACTTGATATTTGATACCCTTGCCAGTAAGCTCCGGTAATATCGTTACCTATAGCTGATCCTCCTCCTAAATGTAAAGCACCGCTAACATAAACTGAACCGGTAAAGAGGTGATTGTTTGAGTTACTACCACTACCAAAATTAGTACTTCCTGATATAGTTATACCATCAAAGACTGGTGAATCAGTTTTACTTAAGTTAGATGCTTGTGTATCAGCGGGGTCATCACTGTTGACTGAATGTCTTATTAAACCCTGTCCGTAGCCTGGGTTTGAGAGGGTAGAACTTGATACTACACTACTTCCTGCGTTTATAGTTGAAAGAGAAATCGAACTTCCTAAATTAACAGACGTTCCTGCTATTGTAATATTTTTATTCGCCCCTAACTGTGCTCCATCTACTTGATTTGAGGAAGAAAATAATCCATCTGGTAAAGGTTCTCCTGAGCCAGTATCTATTATTAATGAATGTGTTGTAGCTCCATTGAATAGCTTTACTGTGTTTAAAGCAACAGATGATGAATTATAATATGAGCTTGAAGCAGCTTCTAATGTGTTAAGTCTAGTTTTAACTGAACCTGTTTCTAATAATATCGAGCTTGTTAAGTTTAATACTGCTTGTAGCCTTAAATCTTCTCCTCCCACTTCATAGTCTAAACTAGTTCCAGCTGCAGGATGTAATCTAAGTGTACTAGTATTTGGTTTAGATCCAGATAAAATAAATTGATTGGTACCTAATGTATTTCTTATACTTGCATTAGAGGCAGAAGTAAATGCTCCTGCTGATACTAATCTATCTCTTATTTGAGCTGATGCTGATACTATACCTGCATTTAGAGCACTTATTGCTGAGTTAGATAATGAACCAGAAATATCAGTTGCTATCTGAGCAGAAGAAGAAAGTAATCCGTCTGGGTTTACTTCTCCTGAACCTGTATGTATTAAGTAAGATAGGGTTGAGTTATCTGCTTTTCTTAAGGTTAAAGTATTAAGGTTTACTGATGCTGATATTACTCCATTAGCAAAATGAGATGCAGATAAAGCGTTATTAGAAATGTCTGCAAAAGAAGCTGATTCAGCATATGATGATGAATGTTCTAGTGTTACTTCTACAGAAGAAGATATTGCAAATAAAGCATAAGATGCAGTTGGGACGTAAGATGCTGATATCGCATGAGAAGAGGTAAAGGCGTTTACGTCGTATGATTGAGTGTAGCCTAAAAAGCTTCCTGATGTACTTCCTGCGTATAATTTTATATTACTTCCATCTAGAGAACTTGAATAGTAAAAAGAATTAATATTATTATCTAGCTCTTGATGAGTTAATTCGTCTCCTTTTAGTAGTCGTAATTTTGGATGATGAAAATCTGCCATCTTATATATCTAATTTTACTTGTATAGTTAACTCTGTATCAGCTGGTTTTTGTAATGGCTGACTTAGTTTTGCTATAGCTATTAATTCATTCACATCATTATACAAACCGACACTTGTTATGTAGGGTTGAAAATCTGACCCGTTAACGTTGTTTCGTAATCTGTTATTACTACCTGTTAGCGCAGTTGGGTTAAGAGTATGATTGAATTCATAGTCAGAAACCTTTACGTGGTAGTTATATGTATAAATAGGTTGATTAGATTTCCAAGTAAGTATACCTAAATCAGGTTTACCTTGGAAATAAAATGCAACGTCAGGATTAGTTATTATAACAAGCCCGTGAGAGTATATAATGTTACCTATATTTGTATGTTGAAGAGAGTTAATTAACTTTAGGTTTCCTTCTCCATCATCTACTATAGCTTCTAAGCCGTTTAAGTACCCCACACCTCCAATATCAGCATCGTCTATATACCCTACTTCTACGTAATTAGTTGCAACATAATCAGCTTGTGCACCTGCAACTGTAGCGTTATAAGCAGGTATCATTTTAAACGATCCTGGTTCTATATGAGTACCGATTATTTCTCTAGGAAAAGAATAAACAGTAGCGTAAGAGCTTAAGTACCTTGAGCCTGATGCTTCAATTCCTTCTACTGGTGTATTAGTTGTGGTTTCATAGTGTTCATAGAGATTAAGTGAAGCAGTATGAGAAGTTGTTATTGAGTTACCTGCTATGGCTTGTTGAAGATAGTAAGGAGGTATACTTGCACCGTTTGAACTATTATAATTTCTATAGTATAATTGATCAATACTTTTATAGGTAAGCCCTTCTTTGAATGTACCTTGACCAGTAATATTACTTTGTCCAGGACCGAAATCTATATCTTCGTTTGGGTAAACGGTAGCAGAGGAAGATACAGCTGCTAGAACTTGTATACCGAGAGGAGCAAGATTAATAACGTTACTACCAGAATAGTACCAGTTTTTTTTAGCTACATATGTTGTTACAAATGCATCTTGAGACTTTAATTTTTTGTATGCACTCATTCATTAATAGTCAAGCTTGATTCGTATTAACGACTCTTTTGTAAAGTCTTTTAATAAAGGAGTAGAGAGTTTAGCTACTGCTATTAAATCATTACTGTCGTTATATAGTCCTACTTGTGTTATGTAAGATTGTGGATTATCTATCATTACTCCGTGCCTTAATTCTCCTGATCCTGTAATGTTTGAAGGGTTAGTTGAATAGTTAAACTCAGAGTTTCTTGCTCTTACAAATATAAAGTTAGAAGAAAGAGTTTCGTCAGCTCTTAAAGTAAATTCTGCACCGTCTTCTATTGCTTCTACCATTGGTTTTATATTACTAATAGATGCTGCTGTATTACTACCGGTATTAATAGAAGAATTAAGTCCTGATCCACTTAAGAATCCTTCTTGGTCTAATAAGTCTCCGTTTAGTATGATAGTCCCAATATCTGGAAATAATTTTCCGTATTCTTTTGTTGTTGAGCTAACAACTCCTGCTGATGAGCCGGCATATAAGCTATATACTCTACCTGCATCTACAAAAGTATCTGTAGCTAAATTTTTACTATTATCGGTTAAGCTTAGAATACCTCCAGAGCCTGAGAGTTTCAATAATAGAGAGCCTGGTAATGCTTTTTCTTTATATCTTGCTCTTTGTAAGGATAGAGCGTAAATACTATTAGGTGTAGAAATAGTACTGCTTACATCAAAAGTAAAATCAGTATCTTCATCACCATTTATGAGTGTTCTAAATTGTCCATATACTGTAGAGCTATATGATTTTCCTGTTATACCTTGATCGTATAGTGTTGATCCGCTTCCTAATCTATTTCCATATGCTAAAGCAAATTGTATTTCTTGAGAGTCAGCACTTGTACTGTTATATACATAATAGTAATACTTACCACTATCTGCAGTAGTTTGTGTACTAGATGTAAAAAAAGATGTAAGAGTTACTGTGTTATTAGTCCAACAAGGGGATGTTATTGAGTCAGCACTTACAACTATGTCGTCGTTATCAAATCTTCTATATGACATAATTAATTATTTACTTTTGTTATAGTTACCGGTATGCTTACTCTTGCACCACTATCTCTTCCTATTAATGTGACTGTTGTCTGTAAGGTAGTTTTAGATGCTCCGAATAATGTATTTACCGTAGTAGCTGTGAGGTTAATAGATGTTCCTAATACTGTCTTAGAAACGTTAGTACCAAGTGTTGTCTTAGTATTTAGTCTTTCTGCTTCTTCTGTGTTTACTCCAACTCCAGTAAAGTTTGATAATACTCTAGCATCTGCAATAGTTGCAGTATACCCTCCTGCTTCAAAAGTAGAAGTTGCACCTAAATAATTTAAGGTTTGAGGAGTAATAGCAAGAGATGCTCCTTGTCTTAAGCTTATTGATGCATATCCAGCTTCTAATAAAGGTAGTTTTGATGTACCTCTTGGTAGAGTAGCTAGCTTATATTTCATAACTTGAGTTTCATCTGGAAATGCTTCAAGCAGAGGCATATTTTCTAAAGCTTGTCCGTAGAAAGCTGACCCTGAAGCGTGATCTGGGTTATATAGAGTGTAGTCTATTTCATCGTCTGCTAATGCAAATTGTGTAATTTTAAAGGATCCATCTCCTCTTGCTAGAAGTTCTCTTCCTTTTTTTGTTAAGATAGCATCGACTGTTACGACACTGTTGTTTAAATATCCCATTTGATTTTGTTCTTTTATATAAATATATTAAAATTATGTTTTAAGATAGGTTGTTAGACGATGATAGTATATTGATAAATGTTTTTGGATCTAACCCTGGTCCACTAAGGCTAAATATTGGATGTGTATTAGATCTATAGATTGATCCTACATCTAAAGCATAAGCATCAATTGGCGGCCCTACGTAAGATCCACTTACATATATAACATCAGAAGTAAGAGGTCTCAATTCTATAGTACCATGTCTTACTCCGCTGGAACTATAGAAACCGTAATATTCAACGTTTTTAGTTGTTTCTATTTGTACTGTAAATATATTATCTCCGCTTGCAACACTATGAGTAGAACCGCTTACTGGTCTTGGTTCGTATTGAACTTGATAGTCCAATAATTTAATTATATCATCGGTCCCTGGTATATATATTTTAGATTTAGTAATCCTTTTATATTCGTTATCGATAAACTCATATACGGGTTGAGCTGATGGTGGGTAAGGACGTGTACTACCTTGTTCATATAAACCTCTTATATAGTTATAAGGAGGATTAAAAAAGAAGTCATCAATATCTAAGTCAGCATAGGCTTGAGAGCGTATAAAGCTAGATGATTCTAGTAAAGGAAATTTAACTCCTTTAAATGGAGTAAACGATAAAGCGGGGTCATTAAAAAATAAACTTCCACTATTTAACTTACTACCTTCATATCTAGGCAGAGTCCAGGACTTAGCATAAAGATTTGATTCTTGGAACGATGCAGTAGTAGCTGAACCGTTTAAAACTGATTCAAGATTTTGAGGTACTAGTTGATCTCCTTTTTTGTCTAATTCATATATACCGCTTCCACCAGCTGTTAGTGAACCAGTTCTTTGTATTCTTCTTAATTTCAATGCATTATTGAAAGCAGGATTAAATGGACTGTTTCTAAATGTATCAATTTTAGGTGGGGGTGTTAGACTAGTAAGAGTACATACTGATTCATAATCAGCAAGCGACCCGGTAGTAATAGTGGGGCTTACGTCGTAGTAGTAGTAACTACTATAAGGTTCTCTGTCTATTAGAGTAAGTGTTTCATCTCCTATCGTAAAGCTTGTAAGATTTGCTATTGCATCAGTTCTTGGTGTTGAACTACAATCATATATACTGATTGTCATCCCTATTACTGATGCTGTTACAGAAGAGTCCGGACCAGTAGATGCAGACCATAAAAATCTTGCTTCACCTACATCTGGTGTTGTTGTTTTAAATCCTATTAAACTCTGTTGTGCCATATTCCTTTATTTAAAAATCATCACAGTTAGCGTATCCTATTACTACACCTAACCCATTTACTCTTATTAAGTTGTTATCACTACCTGGCTGACCAAAGTGTTCACCGTTATCGTCTAATGTTGTCGCTATCTTAATATACTCTTTTCCTGTTGTTGCTATTGCAGGGTCTCCTGGAGTGTTAGAGTTATCTTGGTTCTGAGCAAATACTTCATCACCTACAGCTGGGTATGGTCTACCTGGTATAGTATCAGTTACGAAGTAATAACTTTCTTCTAACATCAGATCTAATTCTGCAACTGCAGGGCATACTTTAGGTATACTTTCTATTTCAGAACCACCAAACTGCATAAATGAACCAGAAGAAGCACTACCTGAGGTTCCTGTAGTTAGTATATTATCTCCGTAGTCTACACAGATAGAAGAAGATAAGAATGATCTAACATAGTAAGTGCTAGAACTATCTAATACGCCACTTCCTGTTAATGTAGCAGAAAAACCTTCTAGAGTATTACTTGCTAGTGAGTTACTAGTAATGAATTGATACTCTCCTGAATACATACTTGTTACTCCAGCACTAGCAGTTCCGTATATAAATCCTCTAGCTCTCAGATCTCCTGTTCCTGCAGATAACATATTTGCAGTTACGTTCATAGATTGACTGCTTATACTAGAAGCAAGTGGGTCTGAAACTGTTGGGCATGTAAATGTAACAGAGCTCTGTGATGTATAAGCTATTCCACAGTTACTTGAGCTTACAAAGCCTCTAACATAGTAAGTGCCCACGGCTGGTACTGAAAGTGCAGATGAAGTATATGGTCCTTTTTGATTAGAAACATAAACTGTTGTATTAGCTATAGTTGGGTTAAAGCTTGTGCCATAAACGAATCCACCAGATAGGTTGTTATTTACGTGATTAATATTTGCTGAACCGGTAAATGCTAATATTTTAGATCCTGATGATGTTAAGCTGTCTATCGTAGGACATGTTACTAATTCTACTAATTCACCCATATAGGATACAGTCGAAATATTTTTGTATTTCCATTCGTTACTATCATTTAAATCTCCATCTCTAGATACTATTTTTATTACACTACCGCTTAATTCTCCATCATATCTTGCTCTTTCTTTTAAGTGGTATGTATAGTTTGCTTCTCCTAGTGGAGTAACTATACTATGGCTATAGCTAGCAGTAAGAGGTGTTTTAAGTTCATGACCTAGGTTGTCTAAAAAAGATCCTCCTGAGCTACCAGTAGTATTATTAGTGTCTATAGATCCGGTATATATGTTATTTGTAAATGAACCTTTTACTTGTTTAAGTTTATTTCTTTCTAGTAAATGTGGTTTAATTATTATACCGCTATTAATATTAGACCTAGCAGGTACAAAATCTTTTATCATCTTAAATAGTACGTTGTCGTAAAACTTAAGAGACCTTACAAATTCACCATAGTGGTGAGAACTATAGGGGGAGCTAAGTAGCCCGTTTCCTGTGCTAGTTTCATTCAACGCATAAGAGAACCAGTTACCTGCAGTACCTGACTGTGAACCTGATACAGTATGAATAGTGGTGTCTATTTTATCAGCATGTTGAATAGTAATTTGCTGCATTGTGGTTTGGAACTTAGTCCCTGCTGGGAAACTATAAGGGCCTCCTGATACTTCTATAGCTTTAACTTGACTTCCAGAAGCAGTTGCAGACATATCACTAAACTCTAAGCTACCAGGTGGCCACCATTTACCGTATTGGTACACTTTATTTATTACTTGACCATCTATAGAAGATGTGTATTGTCCATCTGTAAATGATTGGCTAGTATATATATTAGCTCCAGCACCGAAATTCATTGCTCCACTAAATGAACCACTATCAAGATGTATGTTAATTATGTTACTACCTGACGAAGCTAGTGTTCCTGCAATTGTTCCACTTGTTAGGTTAAATACAGATTGATACCTTGATGAAGAAACTATTTCAACAAATCCACCACCTAGTTTTTTCATATACCTATTAATACCGTTACTACCGGTTGGTATATCTGCATCTGTAGAATTACTTATTCTGTTAGTACTGTAAATATAGCTACTGCCAGTAGGTCCCGGGGAACCGCTCATTATGAACGCAGTAGTATAGTTTCCGGCACTACCGTAGTTAAGCCTAGTAACTTGTGATACCTTAAACCCGTCTCCTACTGCACTGTAAGAACTCGAAGTGATTACTTCAGGTGCCATTAATGCTTTGGAATGGCTTACTAATGTAGCATAGCTGCTTGAATGTGCATCTTTAGGGTTACCTATATAATCATCGATATTATATGCCAAACCTGACGCGCTTACTATTTTTTCATTTAGTAGATATGTAGGAGAAAATCCTACCTCTATAGTATGTATGTCGTCTGAATATTTATTATCCCTGTTTATAACAGAAACATATTGAGATAAAGTGTTGCCGTCTACTATACTGCCTGTGTTGTCTACTTTAATTTTAGCTATAGAAGAGGTAGTTTCAGTGGATGGTCCAAAGTTCACACTTCCTGAGGTTAATTTTCCTCCTATAGTTCTTACATATAAACCGGGTATATTATATGTATCGGAATTAGTAATATCTAAATTACTATCAGTAGGTACACCGAATGAGGCTATTAGTGCTTTCAATCCTCTTTCTGTACCTTTAGTTTTAAGCAGATGAGGTAAGTTATGATATATTCTTTTAGTTATGTCTTTTCTATAATCTTCTAAAGAGACTATTTGATTAGAAGCTGATATTACTGTCTGGTGTTCACTCTCACCAGCGTATAGTTGACCGGTAAATGTTTTAAATAAATCTTCAGTTGATCTAAAGTTATTGTATATTTTTACTCCAAAGTTTCTTAAAGTATCGTGTACTAAATCTTTAGATATACCGTACTCTAGTCTATTATCATTATCGTACTTATCGGATAAGGCTTTTGCATATACCCAAATATTATCAAAATGCTGCCCTAGCATATTAATAAAGGCACTGTAGTTTATACTATCAGGATCTTCTCTTAAATACTCTGGTATAGAGTTGAGTAGTTGGCTTTCGTTTGTTTGATCAAAATTACTTGCTGATAAAAGAAGTTCTGCGAAAAATGAACCGGTAGCAGAACCTGTTGCTTGTGTATAAGGCTTATTGCTAGGTACTTGTTTGGGCCAAGAAGTAGAGCCTGATTCATAATAAAGATGTCTATCGTAATGATCAAAATTATCTACTATGGTATTAATTTTGTTTTCATAGAATACTGAACTACCAGTAAGAAATCTAGAGCCAGTAGCCGCGCCTACTATATTAGAGACGACGTCTGACTGTGATTGATATGTTTCAATAAGGTTGAGTTTATATTGAAAATTCCTTACTCTTTCTTCTACAGAACTAAATTGAGTAAAGTTAGAAAAGTCGTTATACCTTATACTTATATCAACTCCTTTTTCGTTTAATCTACTGTGTACTTCTCTATAAGTGTTGTTAGTAGGAAAAGAAAATAAATCGTTATAGTTAAGAAATCCGGTTGGTGAATTTTGTTCTTCAGCTTCTTCTATATTAAAATTTGGACCTTTAAGGTACGGAACATTAATTTCATCAGGTGTTATTACTGTATCAATTTTAAATGCTACTGTATTTGATATTATTCTTTCAATGGTAAGAAGCTCTTTTAAAGAGTACTCTGAGGGTAGAGGTTCATAAAGTTTTATTATAACAGACTTGTAGTCTCTATAGTCCTGTATATCTATATTTATACCAATGAGAAGGTCGTTGTTTTTTACGTTGAGCCTAAACTCATTAAAGTAGGAAGTAGATTTAATGTCTTCTTTAATTTTCTCTGTATAGTTTATTAAAACTTCTTCTTCTATTTGATTAGTAAGTAATCGTATTTCAGTTCTATCTTCAGATATCTCTTCTATAAAGAACTCTCCTCCTCTGCCTGTTTCACTATAAAGATTATCTAGAAAATTATATACAAAGTTTATACCTCCGTAAGTGTAACCTAGTCTTTCAGCATCTGCTTTTGGGTCTAAAGTAAGTTCTGATGCTCCTGTTGTGCCAGCGGTTTGACTACCTTGTAGAAACTTTTCGTTTCTATAATCGTAATAAGAATCTATAAGTTGATTATCTTCTGTATAAACATGTAATTCAATTTTATGTTGAAATGCATCAAAAGTAGTGTTAATATTAAAAGCTTCAACAACCTTAATATCGTCATTAGAAAATTCTTCTAATCCTATTGGGTCAACTGGTATTATATTATGTTTTATTGTTGGCAATTTATTTAATTTGCTTGTTAATATCTTGTGTTAGTTCGTTTATACTTTCTACATTCTCTACATTCATTTCTAATAACCTAGTTCTTAGATTTGTAATTTCGTCAAGTAATGGCTGTATTTCAGTATCATCTTTTTCTAACTGTACTAATTTAGAGCTTTCTCTAATTAAATATTCGTGAGAATTAGAAGAACCTTCGGCCGGTATTTCATACATCAATTTATCATATAGTCTAAAAAATTCCGCTACTGTGTCGTTATCTTCTTCAACCTCATCTACAAAAGTTTTAAAAGAGCTATCTATAGACTTTTCTAATTCTTCTTTTTTAAATACTTTTTTATTTAACCTTACGTTATGCATTTCTTACTACTTTAAACATGTTAGCATCATCAAAAGTACATGTTGTTCCATCTATTTCAGAGCGTACTAATATTCTATAGTACCTTTCTGGTTGTAATCCGTCTAGGTATAGGTCGAGGAAAGGTCCAGTACTATCGCAGCTTATTTTCGTATATCTATCATTAAAGGGTATAACTAATTCTTCAGTATATTCATCTTTTAAAGCATAGACAGAACCGCTATTTAACGCATAGTTAGTTCTATATATACTACCTGTCGTAAAGGTTCTGATAGGGTATTTAGGTCTAGATAGTAATCTAAATCTCTGTTTACCTACATCTGGGTATCTTCCTATATTATTTGTAATTTTTATATGAGCCGTTGGGTCATCTAGTACACTTAAGCTTCCTGTTACATAGCTTTGATCATCCCAAGTAAATGTTAAAGATGGAGGGTATATGGTATTGGTATTAGCACTGTAGTATTTAGTTCGTATAGATGCACTTGTATTGAATTCTATACCGTCTTCAAACTTTAATATAAATCCATTATTTGAAAGAGTACCGCTATAATGAAGTTTTACAGCATTAGTAACGTCCATTCTTATATCTAGATCATCGTTAGTTTCAAAGCTTTGATTTGACTCTAAATTAACACCCAGGGAGCCAGTATACCAAGATCCACCACCTTGATAAGTAGCATTATACGAGCCGGTAACTCCTGCAGGAAAACCTCCTTGAAGTTTCCAGGGTACTTGACTCTGTGCTTTAGTATACCTCCAGCTGACTCCAGATTTATCAGCTGATCCTGTAGTAATATCATCATGATACTTTCCTACTCCGCCGTCAAAATGTTGTGATAGTGGAAAGCATTCCACTGAATGAGATGCAGGTACTTCGTATGCCGAAGCTACATTAAGGTCGATACTTGCAGACCATAAGCTAGAGTGGGTAGTTCCTATTTTACTATTAACTACGTTA